CAATAAACGATAGCGCTACGCTACCGACTAGCTTCTTCAGTGTATCATGACCCTGTCCTTCAACACCACCGTGATACTGCTGGATCAGTTCGTCCCTATCTGCCATTATTGTTTCATCCTCAGACGTCGCTTTTCAGCTTCGATTGCAGCTCTCAGTTGCTCACCATGCGGATCGGCGGCTGCCGTACCGGGAGTAAAGACGTTCTGGCCAATGATGATTTCAATCAACGCCGCCAGTCGCATCAGTTTCTCCATGGGTGTGTGAAGTAGCTGCATCAAATCAATAGACTGATAGTGATTGGCAATTGCTACAGCCAGTGCAAAAGCAGCATTCTCCCTGGATACTTTCTGCGCCCACTGACGGTATTCATCCATCTGAAAGTTACCCTGTGCATCTATGGGCAGACTGGCTTCCATAATAGCATTTCCCAGGGCAAATTCAGTACCGGCCAGCTCAAACCGGGGATTCTCCGGATGGAGTACGGCCTTCCGACAGATTGCATGATACCAGTCCTTCTCCGGTAGAGCTTTCTCCAGTTCCTGAAAGGCCTGAATCTCCCATGGCGTAAGACTGCGAAAGTACACCATCTGTCCTTCCAGTTCCAGGGAGTGTATGGTCCCGTAAACCTCTTTCCAGTCTAACAGTTGTTTCTCGCTTGGTTGTGTCATGGTTATCTACTCGTTCTTAATACAGAAAAGGCGGAGCCCCTCAAACGGATTCCGCCTTCGATGATACTGAAAGTTATGACCCACAGGTGAGGGTCTCCGGATTACAATTTGACCGGATTGCTGGATGCAATAAATCCAGAAAAGCGCATAATGAACTGTGACAGTGTGGGAATTACACCGGCACCTTTGCCATCCCAATCCACACTGTCAAACTCAGGCCATACCAGAAAACGCTTCACAATCTCCTCATCCGCATCCTCTGCCTTTTCCAGAATCTGGTCCTGAATCATTAGCCGATGCTCTGGACGGGTAATGCGTCGGTAGATGTAGATATCACCGCCAACCTCTACCATCTCCAGATCACCGAACTTATCCTTCAGGGCTGTGATCTCCTGGTCACTGGGTAATCCTGCCAGTGCGGGAGATACTTCTTCTTCCTGGGTTTGTGGCTGCTCAACAACCTCTTCGGGTTTCATGACTTCTTCGTTCATAGAAACACTCCTTTCATTTGGTTCATTATAGTTATGTCAATGTCTAGGATGGATGTTGCTGGTAGTTTACTTCACCCTGCAGAAGTACATTGTCTTTTACCTGTCGAGCAATGAATTCATATACTTCACTGACCGGTTCACCGGATGGTGTTACTGCGTGGCTACTACCGGTAAAGTAAACGTCTTCAAGCAGATAGGTGGCTGTATACTTCTCCCTGTCACTAAAGTCCAATATGAACTGAACCTGTAAGTCGACCGGAATCGGCATTCCTGACCCGTCATGAGTCAGTTGATACAGGTAGAGTGCCTGCTGCAGATCCATACTGATACCTCCCTGGACCAGGTAGTTTCCGGTCATGAGCGTATCCCATTGCTTATTGTTGAAGCTATAGACCGGATTATGAGCATGAGATGCCTGCCATTGTATAGTGTTAACATCCAGCGGCAACGGCTCAAACCAGTCATCGCGAAGCAGGTAGACTTCGGCATTGCTACCGCAGAAATAGGTATCTCGCAGTACCGGTCGGACCTTCTCTTCCGTATCTGATTCAGCTGAGCCAGTACCCGTATTCTTATTAGTGCTCGATAGAGACGGATCCGGCAGGATTACCGTAATGGCATAGGGACTGTTATCTATATTGAATCCGGAGCCATATCCGGGTATGTTGATGATATAGTCGGTCCAGGTATCGGGAATAATGAAATAGCCGTCTTTATCGACGTTGATGTAACGGCGTTCGGTGGTGGACTGACGGGAAACATCCAGTACCATATTACCCAGACCAATCGGATTAGACCGGGTAGCATCATCACTGCTGTAGTATATAACGCGTCCCTGCATTAGCCGGTGAACAGATACTTTAGGATTACACTGGATACCTGGAACACGGTCGATCGGAAACTCCGGGAGACCATGTTGCGAATAATCAACGGATCGGTACTAATGCCATTATTGACAGCCATGAAAGGTTCCAGATCCAGCACGTCCGTATCGGGAATTACCACATGAATGCCGATGTTCTGAAAGATACGCCGATAACGGGATGGATCGGTGGGACTTTTTAACACCTGCTCCTCAAAGTTACGCTGCCGTACGGCATGCGTCTTCTGAGTGTTATCACTGTTTATGGCGCTGGCAATGACCGGTATGGCAAATCGCTCTTTATAGATTCCTGATACCCGATACTCTTCCATGGCTGGATTCAACTTTACTTCCCCCAGATCGGTCAGATTAAGCGATTTATAGCTGGGAGTATACTGAATCTCACTCTGTACCAATCGCGGATACTGCTGCTTTATGGTAGAAGAAACAGCATTCGGATCGATAGTAAAGATTATCGGATAGGAGTGGATATAATAGATGATGTCATAGTATTCTTTCATTGTTCCTCACGAAGTGTTGATATGGGCTCCAGCTGACGGGCCAGGAATGTATAGCTCTCCCCTACCGGCTCTCCGGTTGATGTTACAACCTGACCCATTTCGATAATCTGCGCAGAGCGAATCCGATAGCCGGTATTCACACTGTAGGGATCACTGAAGTCTATGCTATAGAGCAATTCGATATCTATGCGAATTGGTGGAATTGCCTTCTGATACATGAGATTCATATTATCCGGCGCATAGCTGATGAACTGCCCGTTCCTGTACTGCATGTTATGATGGTCAAACATATAGCTGAAACCGGACTGTAGACCTTTCTCTATGAACTTCTTCAGAACGAATGAATCCTGCATATTCAGGGTAAAGCTACCCTGAACCAGTACCGAACCGATAGCAATGCCGTCCATATATACCGATTTGTAGCCGTATAGTGGCAGTTTGGGATACTGGTAGGTGAAGTTAATGGTAATGATGTCCAGCTCGACCAGTTGCTGACCACCTGGTTTTCCGATCACATATACACGCGCATTAGCACCGCTAAAGAGTGGATCCCGGGTAACCGGCGATGTCTGCTCATCAGGTGATTCATCGTTATCGGAACTTGTACCCGGTGTGGTATCTTTCTCGGCAACAGGTAAGGTTATATCATATGTATAGGTGGTGAGTGACGGATCCGGGCTTAAATAGACTGTCATGTCCTGATAACTTGGATGTCTGAATGACATCAGGATCGATGCAGACAGATCCACATTGTAGAGATTATACCTGCCGGAGCTATTGGTTACGGAAGAGACACTCTGGCTACCGTTCAGAAATTGACAGGTTACCAGTACATTAGCAATCCCATTTCCATCGGTATTCAATACCTGTCCGGATACAGTTGCCATATTACTTGGTGGTTAGTTTATCACTCGGGTTTTCATGATAGGGCCAGTACCGCTCTGTCTCCCGACCTTTCGAGATAAAGTCTCGTATGAGCTTACTGCCCAGTGTAAGTACCATCTTATCATTGGGTACTTCCATATAGAAGTCTCCCGTCTCGGGATCCGGTCGCAACTCCACGGGCTGCATCAGCGATATATCCCGTGCCAGGTACTGCATGGTGGTTTCCGGATAGGCTTCATTAACACCCAGTACACCGCCTTCGTCAACAATCTCCACACCGATCAGTTTCATGACTGACATCCGACCGGCTTCATTCATGAACAGTAGTATCAAGTCGAACGGAGGTAACTGGTCGGTTAAAATAGAGTATGCCGGCAATGCTGCATCCTGGCTGTCATACTGGAAATGCTTGAACAACTCAGCCAGTGCTGCCGCCTGGAAGTTCACGAATACCAGACTACCAGCAATAGTTCGTGACCCGCGTGTATACCCGGCCGCATAGGTTCTTCCCAGCCGTCGCACGGGAAACTTCTCCCGGTGAATGGAATAACTTAAGGTATGTGCATTTCCAATATGAATATACTCCGGACCATAGATGGCAATAACCATGATATCCGATCCGGAATAAACACTCTGTTCGGCAAATGTCTGACCTTTTTGGAACTGCCGTGAACCGACATTCAGTGCATTGATCATACCGGTGCCTCCGTTAGAAACCGGGCAGGGGTATTACTGTACCCCTACCCTGCTGTATGGCTTAAGTAGTAATGTTGCCGAGACCCTGAAACAGACCATTGTCTTCCAGGTTGATTCCGCGACCTCCCAGCAGATCAGACCGTCCTTCTTCAGTGTCAGTGAGAGGTTTCCACCATTCGACACCCTGGGCGACAAAGGTGAATTGCGCTTCGGCCACGTTGTCGTCAACGGACATACCGGTACCTTCACTGACCAGGTGTACGCCGTAAATACGCATGACCATGGCATTGCCGAATTCGTTCTTGGCTACCAGAGTAATGGTGAAGGGCGGCAGCTGATCGCTGTAGTTGGGATGGCGTAGCTCGGCATTGATCTCTTCGATCAGGTTGCTATCCTGGGTTACGTCTTCTTTCTTGGCCGCAAAGAGTGCCTGACGTTTGATATCAAAGAGCGCATCCCGATCCAGGATGGTCATGATTAAACTACCGGCGACACCTCGTTTACCACGGGAGTAGGATAGTACATCCACCCGGCCCATGACGAAAACGGGTCGCACTTCACGGTTTACGGATAAGGAAATACCCTGCAGGTTTCCTATCTCAACGTTCTCAAAGTAGGCCTTGATGTCGCACCCGGAGAACGTGGTCATGGTGCGGGCCAATTCGTTAGACTGAACATTAAATGCTTGTTGAGGCATAACGAACACTCCTATAAAAGTGTATTACCAGACCCTCATGGGATTCCAGTATAGATATGTCAAAGTAGTCCGTGCGTGTCGTCTCGATATTATAAAAAGGCCCCCGGGAGGTGCGGGGGCCATTGAGGTTATGTGGCAGGGCATTGATGAGGAAGGATACTGTTAGAACTGTGCCAGGGCACTTTCATCCGCCTTGAGGATCACCGGTACCTTGATGTCGCGGATCTCGAATACCGGTACCAACACCAGCAGGATCTCCAGCTGACCCAACACACGCTGTTTGGGACTGGATTTGATCTTGAAGGTGAAGGCCTGCAGTCGATTCGGCACCATATTGTTCAGCTCGTGTTTCAGGCGGGTCTCCAGTGCCTGCAGGATTTCCAGACTGGCGGGTCGTCCCAGATAATCACCAGCCACTTTCCGGGTGATGCCCATCGCTTCTTTGACAATCCATAAGGTTGTCAGGCGTTCATAATCGGATCCGGGCTTGGCCAGTGTCGGTCCATCAGTCAGGCGCACGCCGGATGCAGTTTGAATGGCTGCAATGATGCGCATATCGCCCAGGGCATCCAGCTGACTGCGGCCATCCTTGACTTTATCCGAATAGGCGTAGCGCAGTCCAATGGCACCGGGAATCTCGTTCAGGTAGATAGATTCATTCGATTGCAACGTTGCCAAATGTCCGGCCACCCAGGCTTCACCGGTCGTGGTGTAGGGCGAACCGCTGGCGATGAAGATGGGTTCCACATCCACTGCAATCATGAACTTATTGTCAAAGGGATTCAGGAAGTTGGCTGCTCGCAGCGGATCGCTCAAATCCACTTCAGTCAACTTCTCAACCCGACTGGCAACATCCAGGCGAGTAATCGAACCATTGATTCCCGTTCCTTTGAGCGGTTTGAAGCCGATGATACCGACCGCCTCACCGTTGTAGCTGTTCAGGAAGTTGCTCATCAACAGATGAAACTCGGCGTTGACTTCCTGCGGCAGACCGGTGATTTCGTTGTAGCCGGTCTTGGTGCTATCCAGGTAGGCACCGGGAACCACAACGATGTCGAATTTGTAGGCATCGAGTCGGTTGTAGGCTTCTACCAGCTCGTCGTAGAGCTGATTGTTGCTCAGGCTAATGCCGTTAGTACCGCCGGAGAGAGATTTCGCAATGGTTAGCGTAAACATATCCGGTGTTATGGTATACTTAAGGCCGATGATGACGTCATTGATGTTGTCAACTTTACCACCGGCTGCTCCGGGCTGAATACCAGAACCGATCAGCTTGAGTTTCGGTGCAGTTGCATCCACAATCTCCAGAGTGCTACCTAACTCGTAGTAGCGTACGGTTGCATGTCGGAACACCAGGTTAGCAGGAGCCGGCGCACCCAACAGGATTTCATTGCCCCGTACGAAGTAATCGGAGAACTGAGCACTGGTATTCTGCAGTGACGTTAGAGTGGACTTTTCATTCATTACTCCCACGACCGAGTCGAAGGAAATCCGCAGGTCACCGCCGTTGGCAAAGTTGAACAGGTCAGTCACCGGCGTGTTGGTTGTTCCGTCCGTTAAGGTAATGGTAAGCGTACCGTTGGACCAGGCCAGACTGAAGTTGCCATCGGATTTACTGATGGGCACTTCCTGCCAATCATTGGCTGCTGCACCTGCCCGACGATATTCCAGCTTGAAGGGCTTTTCAGTGTCGAAGACCCATCCTTCCGCAGCGTCTTTTGCGGTTGCTACTGGAGCAACTGCTTTCAAGAGCGCCGGCCCGTCTCCAGCCAGATCGGCTCGAATCGCCTCAACAATCGGTAAGTCATTCGCTGCCGCCCAGCTTGTACCCTCATGAGCAATACCCCAGGGGGCGTCAACGTTAATCACGTAACTGGCAGGTGGAGTGGAGCCTTGAATATCCACCTTACCCAGATCGACGTTGCGGTGACGCAGATAGGCCTCACTACCGACCGTACCGGCTGCGGTGTTGGCCAGCTGAGACAGAGTCCCGGATGCATCAGTTGCGTTCAGTATGGTACTGAAACGGGAATCCTGCTTCCCATCCAGGGGTAGTTCATCGGTGACAATCTTGGTCAAGCCAGCAACTTCATACTCCTTGACTCCGGATTCACTGATAGCATAGACTTTATCGATTGCCACAACTGTTTTGCTCAGGTCCGTGGTATCCGAAAGGTTTGCTGCTCCATCCAGGTAGCGGTTTCCGGTAACCAGATCTGCTGCCAGAGCGGCACTGAGATCAATGGTGGTCTGGTTATCATCGGCACTTTCAATAACGGCATCCACCGCGTTGGCTTCGATTTCAAAGTGCAGCTCTTTCTCAATGGCATCGGCGACCAGGATTTCATTGAGATTGGGATCGGCGTTAATAGCGTCTGCCAGCTCCACCACATTGTGTACATCGACCAGCGAGTTGCTGGCATTGGAATCATAAGTGAAGATGGAAAAGGCTTCGGTTTTGGGATTATAGATCTTGATTTCGCTGCCGTCCATGGCGATGGAGATATCGTTGTATATATCACCAGGGTATAAAGCCTGCAGGGTTAACACCTTATTGGAATTGGTGTCAAACAGATCCAGATAGGCTTTTTGAGCGAACTTCTCGCCAATACGGACAGCAGAGATCTGGGGCGCACCGCCAGAACCGGCCTGGGCGTCGATGGCTTCTTTAATGGCGCGTACCAGCGATCCCTGACCAAAACGACCGAATACTTCCTGAGCATGAGTCAGGTCACGGATCTTCACCGGCTCATACACAGGCCCATCTTCAGCCGTTCCAATGATCAGGATGTGGCGATTGAGGGACTGATTGCCAGTCGGACGCTCCAAGTTCCCATCAAGGAATTGTCTTGTAATTCGTGGTAATGCCATACCGGTATTCTCCTATTAAGTTTAAGATGTCGTACTATCCACTTTCTGAATACGCGTCGCTATCCGTTGGATCAGATCAACGGGCTTGACGGTATTCTCCTGTAACTGTACGTAGTACACCAGACTACGAGTCTGGAGTCGGTTGTTAATCTTCAGAAGCTCGAGATCACGAACTCGTTCATAGAAACGAACGTGTGGGCTTCCCAGTACATGTCCATAGTGAGCCATGAAATCCAGCTGAAACCAGTAGGCAATCCGCTCGGCTTCCTCGCCGGTCAGTGCCCAGATATCGAATTTGATGAAAGCCTGGAACAGCTGACTCAATAGCTCATACTGTGTGCCATCATTGTAGATAACTTCTCTGCGCAAACGGGGCTTTACTTCTCGGGTTCCGGTATCCGGATTAGGCCGTGCTTTACCACCCAGCTGATGGGGTGACATGTGTTGAACATCCCAGGTAATGGTTGTTCGAAAACGGTCCGCTTTATCCTCATAAAAGAGAACGGTCTCCGGATACGCCGGATAGAAGTCTATATCAGGAGCGAGAATCTCCAGCGCCTGGCTCAGGTTTCCGATAAAGTCCAGTAAAGACACACTCGGATAGTTCTCCGGAATGTTGGCTACCGGATGCCGGACAATCTCACTCGGTGATTTAAACTGAAACAGTTCCATTAGTAATAACCGTAATCAGGTCTTACATATAAAGTATAGAAGATGACCTTACCATCTTCCCCGCGTTTGGTGTCAATATCCCGTATGCGAAATACCTGCCGGTGCGGGCTTGATTTGATAACATCATCGCTCACCGCAGGACCATTGTTGCCATTTACTTCAATGATTATATCATGAACCTTGGGATTTGCATCCGCAGGTAGATAGTAAATCATCCGTCCTTCGTATGCACCTTTTGATCCTCTTACCGATGTAGCACTGTATCGGCACAATATCACCTCATCGGTATAGGTCCAACGTTCCCCACCCACACCCTCACGGGTTATCGGACTGTAGTATTCGCTCTTCTGTCCTGTATGATAGCGTCGATAGATGGCCTTGTGGCCATATGTCTTCAATATGTCCTCAAATTGTGCCTTCAGATCAATCATTAATCTATCTCGGGTCCGGGTGTGCGACGTTTAGGTGCCACGTAATCCAGATCTCGCTTGAAATCCGGATTATAGGTCGGATCGGGACGTCCGATAGAAGGAACCAATCCGATGACTCCATAATTGTGCTCACTGGCCATCAAGCTGTAAGCGGGTTGATGAATGGGTACATCCCGGGTATCCCCCTTTCGGAGCAGTTCACCGTAGATGTATTCCAGCTGATTAAGCTCTTCTAGATCCGCCTGTAAATCCTGCTGTTGCTGGACTTTTGCCGGATCGGACAGGGCAACTTTTAAGTCTCCCAGCATGATGCTCTGCGGGGCACCAATAGTCAGATCTCTTCGCTGACGCATATCGAATGCGTCTTTAACCAACCGTACCATAACAAACTGCTGAGCATAATAAGGGACTTTGTCAGTGGGAAACTGATTCCCATTACCTGTCCACAGCTGATAGGCCCGCTTACTTTCTAAATAGATCATTACCGCCAGCTCATCATCTGATGTGAAGACGGCTGATAGACCTTTCAACGTGTACTTGGCTTCTTCTACGGTTATGAACGATGGTGCCATGTAAGGCAGAAAGGTTAAAGACAGTGTCCCTTCACCGGGAATATTCACCTGAATGGTGTATTCCATGTTTACCGCAAAGTCAAGTGTGGCAGTTATATCGCTTGCATTTACCATATAGCTCAGAACCGGAATGCTGTCTTCCATCAGCAGCTGCTCGCTTTTCTTTAACAGTCGATCCTGTATGGTCAGTGGTAGAGTAACGGACGTCGCATCAATAGTAATCTGGGACCCATTGATGACAGGCTGTGCATTGCTGCCCCAGTAATCATCAACTCCCAGATAACCCAATGGATGTCGACTGGTGATGGTTACCGTGGGAGTAGAAGATGGCGTATCGGATAGATTAATAGTTACCACTCCGTCTTCTGCCGTCCAGGACGCAATGGATATCTGCGATGTCAGTGTAGACAGAGAAATACCACTGATCGGTTGTTCGGCTGGCTGCTGGCCTGAAGGATCAGCCAGAGTTGTAAAGTAATACAGATAATCCGTACCCAGCGTGCGTCCACTGCTGGATCGGACACCAAAACTGCCACCAGTGACCACCACAATGTATCGAGTCTGGTAGTCCAGCGGATTATCGGGCACAAAGCGTATGGTAGTGGAGTCTTTCAGATCCACAGAACCCGTCAGAGCATCAAATGGAGACGAGTCTGCCACCCCCACACTGAGAACAAGATCCGTTACAGTAGACGGATCCAGGTCCTCATTGAACCCGATCAGTATTTCAGTAATATTGATATCGACATCGACGGCGTTGGTCGATGGCGTTGTCGAGATTACCTGAAACATCTATCATGCACCTTAAATAGCAAATCGTGCTTTCACATTGGGATCGGAGTCTTCATCCTCCATGCTGATGACTCCGGTTAACATGGCGCGTTTTACGCCCAACTTCACCAGTTCCTCATTCAGCGCATCAACCACCTGTCGGCGGGGTCCCATCGCCGGATTCAATCCCCGGGTCTCAATAGCCAGCGCTTCCCGGAGAAACTCGATGGCCCGTTGCTCATCCAATCCGGATAAATACCCGGGCAGACGTTCCAGGACCTGGTGGGCTTGCAGCTTCAGTAATTTGAATGCCTTGGAGTTCTTATCCACATACTCCATTGTACCAGAAGAGAACTGCGGAGCTTTGGGAATCTGGCGGTTGTTCTTCACGTCTTCCCGGTTTAACTCTCTCCACACATAGCGTGGCGTCTTGCGCCCACCTTCAGGAGCGTTGACTGGCGGCTGATAGTTCTCCGGATCATCAGTGAAGTCCAGTACGCCCAACTCCACAGCTTTCATCACACGATCTTTCACAGCCTTTTTAAGATTGTTGAAGGCAGCGTAGGGTTTTGCGCCTTTGCGGGTGTGACTTAAAACGAAACTGATATCTTCCTCATCGATTTCCCAGTGATTGATGTTTTTCAGTATAACATACTTTCCGGGTTTGACCTTCTGAGAATCGCTTTTGCTGTTTTGATCTTTGGCATTGGTTTTGGTTGTTTGTTTATTGCTCATGGCTTTCCTCCGTTTTTAAACCAGGGGCGCCCCTTTGAAGGCGCCCCGGTATATAAGCCTCAGGTCAGTTCAGGTTAGGATAAGGTAACCTGATTGACGTTTTCGAATACGTAGTTGCGATCGATGGTGATGTTGCGAGCCACAGCCACGCCTTTTCCTTGCTCGAATAACGCCATACCCCAGCGTTCCTTGATCTTCATGGCGCGGATGTCGCGTTCCGGATCGTTCCACTGGTCGAGACTGACGCCTTCCTTGGTAATCAGGATACCGCAGCGATCGGAGTCGGCCATGATGATGTCGGATTTGGGTTTGGGCCCGTCAGCATTGAAAGGAACGTGCGGGCTGACGATGACTTTCATCGGCGTTGGTAAGTAGCGCGGTTCGATGTAGAAGGTGGCTCCCAACGGATTCAGAGTGGTCACAAACGGGTTGTTACCGGCAACCTTGTTGGGATCGTCGAAAGCGATACCGGTAGCCGTGGTTCGCAGACCCATTCCCTGATGTCCGGTACCGAAACCAGGAGAGTAAGAGCCATTCGGTAAGCGATTGGTAGCCAGGGTCGCGCCCTTCAACACGATTTCCCGGGTCTCCGGATCAGTCATGAACATCTTCCAGGCCAAGGGGTTCATGAGCAACGTATCAGGAGTGAACCCACGCAGGAATAACCAGGCATACATCTCGAAGATGTCATCCACGGTCATGGTGTTGTTCTTGGCACCGTCAATGCCGCGTCCGTTGGTAGCACCCAGCTGGGAGCTGGCAGGATCATCATTGTTGAAGATGTCATAACCGAAGTCGTTGATCAACTTGATACCGTACTGCTCTTTGTGTCGGGCCAATGCGCGGCCGGCCATCCGTAACCACAAACCGAACACGTCGAACAGGTTGTCGGTGATGACTTCTTCAGTAACCCGCATTTTCAAACCGTGTTTCTCGATCCCGACCTGGATCATATCGCCTTCACCGAAGTTGAATTCGGTTTCCGGATATTCGGCGCCTTCCGGTACGGTGGCTGCATGGAATGCTCCAATAGAGCCGATTTCCACCGAACGACCCGGACCTTCGTAGCGCACTTCCTGGAACAGGTTGGGCACTACCACCAGGTTGGGCTCTAACGCTTCTCGAATCACCCGGGATACGGAAGTTTCGATGAAGCGGGTTAAGTCTTTGGTCGTAACAGTGTCTTTTAACTCATCGACTTCTTTGAACGCCTTGGGCAGATCAAAGATGTCGTTAAACTCCAACTTCACGATGTGTTTGTCTTCAGTGGGAAGACCGACCACACCGTTGTTGGTGAACGCATCATAGAGGATCTGTTCCAGATGATTGAGCGTCGAGTTGTTTTGACCGATTACCTTCATTAGTAATGTCTCCTATAAGTCAGGTTTCCCTTTCAGGGTTTACAATGCGTATGTAAAGTGGGGACGCAAAAAGCGACCCCACATTCTGTTATCGTGCTGTTAACTGGATGTAGGCGAAACCAAACGCACCTTCCTGTACCAGTTCTTTAGCAGCTTTAGCGGCATCCACTCCGTTGAAGCTGTATCCGCCAGCTGTTAACACATCGTTGATGAAGTTGAACAGGCTTTCCGGCAATCCTTCGGTTCCGGTTCCGGCAACCCGATGTCCGTAAGGCACTTCCACGGTTTCCAATAAGTCTTTGGGGAACCGGGTGTCAACACCGAGCAAGCGGCCAACAGTCTGGGCAGTACGATTGGCATTCAGGCTGATGTTGTTGGAGTTGGCTACATCGGCTCCGGCAGGTACCCAGTTACCGAACAGGTCGGATTGTAACAGCTGACCGGATAATCCGGCGACGGCATTCTGCTCGGAATCGAAATACAGGAAGCTGTACTTCTTCTCAACAGCAATGTATCCGGCATCATTGGTGGCGTCCATGGTAGCCGCACCGACTTTGTATCCGGATTTGGTGGAACCGGCGTCTTCATCTACGAACTTCACATTGGTTCCCAATGCCCGCAGTAAACCGAAGTCCACAAACGGAATGCGGATGAACTGCTCGGCCAGAATACCATAGGATTTGTAGAGTTCGTAATTCAAGAAGGCACCACGGATATCCTGATAGATGTCGTACATGGCTACACCGATAGGAGCGTTGGCGGGAATGGTGTAGGTTTCCCCGACAGCCACCACTGCTTTGGCTCCGGAAGCATCCGGCACTAAAGCCGCCACGTCATCGGCATCGTAGGTGATCACCCGGGCAGTTCCGCCATTGGCGGGGACCAGCAATCCCATGATGTCACGGGTATATCCGTAGTAGCTTCCATCCGCACCGATATACAGAGCGGTGGTGTTATCGATCTGATCCACAACACCAACATAGATGTTGGACTGCGGTTTGTACTGATAGTCTACCGTGATACCAGCGCCGTTGGCAGGAGCAGCGTTAAAGGTCACGGAGATTGCTCCGGTGCTGTAGTTGATGGTACCAGAACCACCGGCACTACCGGTTAAGTTACCAGCGCCATCGTCACTGAAGGTTTCTGTTCCATCGGTGACTTTCACGGAACCTGCGATCACAGGAGTGTTGGCTAAGGTTCCGGAGAAGTTGACAGCAACACCATCACCGGTTCCCAGGCTTTCGCCGACAACGGCGACTTTGGAACCCAGCATCAGGGGTTCACCGATCACGTCATTCTGAACGGTTACGGCAGAAACGATTCGCCCTTTGGGGATAACGACCCACTGTTCGGTAGCAATGTCTTTGAACTTGACATCCAAATACCGAAGCGGAATCAGAGGGAAAGCCGGCCGGATACCGTCGGATACTTCGATGTTGGGACGGATGGGGCTTTCTTTATACTTATCAGGCATCGGCTTGATGGGTCGTCTCCGGGCAGTCTGGGCAGTGAAATTCAATTTGGCCATAACTTATTACTCCTCTCAAGTTTTAGTTATGTTTGCGGCTGATGACTTTCAAGAAGGAGGCCATATCCTTCAATTCGATTTCATCGCCATCAGACTCCTCTTCAGAAGAGTCCTGTGGGTCTTCAGTTGTTTGTTTGGCACCATCCTTCGTCTGGACGTCTTTGTCTACCGTCTCGGATGGTTCATTTTGAAAAGCAGCGTGCAGCTCGGCTCTTAATTCGTCGTGGAGTTTCCGGAGTTCGTCGGTTTCCTTCTCACTAAGAGACTCTTTGTAAGCTTTTAAAGAGTCTTCGACCGCCTCCAGGTTGATCTCCGACTTTCGTAACGCCAGGGCCAGATCGGCAATCTGATCTACCAACATGGTTTTCACCTCGGCTTCCAGATCGGATTTGGTACCCTGTGCTTTCTTGAGCTCTTCGTTGTCAGCTTTCAGCTGCTGAACATTCTGGTTGGCATCGTCGAGAGAAGTCTGGAGTTCATCGACCTTTCTCTGCAGTTCAGCCGTTTTCTCAGCTACCACAGAATCGATATACTCCTTCATCCCTTCGACCTGGAGCGCATCCTTTAAGTTGTCTGGCATTTTCGGCTCTCCTATTGATTTAATGGCTTCGCGGAATGCGTCCTTGACTTCGTCAGACACATCCGATTTCTCGATAATGAGTAAAGCCCGTTTACGCGCATGAGGATTGTCTAGCAACCCGTCAAGTATGATTTGTGCGTCTTTGGGTAGTTTGAACTTCATAGCACACATCTCCCCTTGCATAGGTAGTTATGTCAAAGTTGCCCCACGAATCAGACGGGTTTATGCAAATTCCTCGATCACAGCCAGGAGTTGATAGAGTTGTTCAAGTTCGTCTTTAAAGGGGCAGCCCATTTCCTTGGCTCGACGGCGAATACAGGAAGCAATACGCTTCTTATCACCCGGGCCTTTATACTTGGGTAACAGGCGCATCGCAAAGCGTGCCTGTTTGCAACTGGTTACTGGAAAGGAACGACGTCCTTTGCGTTTGTCCATGGGACCGCAGAACTTGTCGGGGTGTTTCTTTGACAGCTCTTTCTTGGTCTTTTCCTTCATGGGCTTATCGAAAAGCTCCATATCCTCGCTGTCATCGAAGACCTCTTCGGTCATTTTGTGGGTGTGTCCCTTGACCTTCTTGCCATCTTCACTGTACATTCGTGCCGGTTGAATCTTACCATCCACAATATCATGCCAGTGATCCAGTACATAATCAGTCGACCCATTGCCAGCTTCATTCATGCGACAGACATGACGATGACGCTTCACGTTCTCATCCTTGGCATAGTCTGTTATCATCTTCTTTTCCTTGTCCGTCATGGCTTCAATTTGGTCCGTCAACCAGTCCAGAAGCTGTAAATCGTCCTCGGTGGGTACCCACACGTCGGCAGCGTCGATATCACCCGTAAAGCCACCACCGTCATTCACATAGGCTTTAATATGATCCAATGGATCTTCCGCCTGAATGGCATCCCACAGACTCGGATTGGCAATGATTTCGGCACCCTCGGCGAGCAAGAAGGCGACCTTCTGATAATCCTCGTTACTCTGAGGCATCCACAGTTTGTTGTCCATGAGTATGATTCCTCTGTGCTCTTTGGTATCTTTGACATTGATAGGAACCTCGCCCTCTGCGTCGGCAAACTTCCAGCCGGTTACCACAGCGGCGTGTTCTTTGGAGGCATCAGCAGGTACGTTGACGAAGGAGACTTCTTTGTAGTCCAGCATCCCTACTTCCCAGTAGCAGACCTTCTTGATGCCATCTTCGGTCTCATAAACACTTCCACGCCGGTGACCGCAAAACTCATCGGCTTCCAGAAGGTTTGTTTTACATATACTGCAACGTACGAACTCGACCGGTGTGCCAGAGGTTGAAACCGTCAGATAACGACCATCCATGATCTTTTCGACGGCACTCTGGTCTGTAATCAGTACGTCCAGCTGAATGAAACCGAACTGATCGTCACCCACATAACGGGCGGCTTTAACCCGACCCAGTGGGTCAGTCTCTTTGTTATGATTCCGCAGTACGGGTTTGGGGAAAGGCTCCAGCCAGCTCTTCGTGGCTTTGGCCATGGAAGTGGGAACATAATAGTAATAGTTTCGATTGATAAAGCCACCATGGGTGGCATCTATGGTGACCAACAGGCCCTTCTCAGTAGACTCTACGTGGCCATCCCGTAGATCCCACTTTACCTGAAAGTCGTCATAGAGAGGTTTTGTATCCGAAGACGTCTTAATCGCCATCGCTATTTCTCCTTTGATTGGATAACCAGTGCTTTACCGGTTTGCGGATCGGTTTCGATCAGTGCTTTGCATCGTGAACACTTCACCTGAATGTGGGTCCCGGGTAGTATCCTGGCCAGTAACTTATTGCATTTTACCGGCTTGCCCGCTTTCTCACTCTTACGTGGATCAACGTTAGGGCAGCGTAGCTCTTCCAGATTGAGACTGATTACGCTACCACGATAGTTGATGTTGTGACAGGTCCGTCGGGTACATTTGATTTCGAAAGCGTAGTTCTCAGACGGCTTATACTTACAGAGCAGCTTGTTACACGGTGGCGTACAGCGATACTCAATCCACTTCTCATTCGTCATCTCACATAAAGCCCTATCACGATTCAGTAGTAGTTATGTCAAAGTTGCTCTCTGCATTCTGTGTATCATACCAGAATATCTGCTGACGCAGTTCTTCATAGAAGCGATCAAACTCTTCATCCTTGGCAATCTTGGGTTTTGCCTCCTGTTTGCCATGCTGGTTGACCGGCTGATCTTTATTGGCAGCCAGTTTCTGCTGAGCGATGAATTGCGATTGTGCTTTATTCTGCATCTTGGACAGTTTTGCCTGTATCATAAAGGCAAAGAGCCGCTTCTCTTCTTTCGGACTCAGTGTATCCCGGCCGATTTCATTGCGGGCTTCGTCAAAGGTCAGCAGGTTGGACAGGAAGAGATTAAGTACATGGTTTTCCTTCTTGATCTTATTCTCCAGATCGATTTCCGGTATATGCAGATAAACCATGTTTTCATCGGTGAGTGTCTCTTCAGTATAGCCCAGCTCCAGCAGCAGCTCCCGGATCATATGGTTTTCAATGGCATCCTTGATGATCTGCTGGAACTTGATAGTTGTATTCTGCATTTCAGCCGCCATAACCTGGGCTGTGTTTCGATTGGCAGTATTACCCTGTCCAAATCCAACCCGGCTCATACCCAGACCGGCTAGAATGCGGTTCCACCAGTATTCCAGATACTTATCCAGATCCATGACCTGATCGCCGGAGGCAATGTTTTCGATATTAACCCGACTGGATGTTACGATGACTGCATCAGATGGTAGACTGTCCAGATAAGATGCAGTACCGTCGATCTCCGGCTGCACTGCCGGACGGTCTCGTTCCCCTACCCTGGCGTGATAGCGGGGAATGGCAAACTTAATAGCCTGCAGAATGGCCAGCTCTTCAGTTTCCCGCAGAGCCTTGATATCCGGTATGACCGGGATGGCCATGGGCATGGCAAAGAAGTACTGGCTATCGGTAGCGGTGTTATCTTTAAAGAAGATGACATTATCCGGATTCCATTCCGGTGTGTCGTAGGAGAACAGAGTGCTGGGTTTCTGCTTCCAGCGGCGAACGTTACCAAACTCGTCCTTGTCCACAATAACACTGGTCGGAGAGACCACAAAGTAGGCAGCCACTGGTAACAATTCCTTTCCGTCAAAGGTCTGACGGAGACGACCTCCAGAAGCTTTCAGGCTGCGGCGTTTTACTACAACCACGTTAGCATAGGCCACCAGCGAGAAGGCGATCTGTTGAAACAGCTGAAGGGTGGTAATACCCGATACCTGGGCAATCTGACGAAACCGTTTGCGGATATACTTGACGGTATTGGGGTTTCGTCCCACAAACTCAAAACCATTCTTCCATATCTGCTCTACATACTTCTCAATAGCTCTGCGCAGCAGGGACTCCTTTTGAATGGCTCGATCCACCTCATTGAAGTCCCATTCCGGATCTTCGTAGTTGTTGCGATATATCTGTGAAACGAACTTGGCAACAGTCTTGCGAATACGCTTGACAACACGAGAAGAGCTAATTCGCAGGGGCCGGACATTGGTAGCCGGCGCGTCCTGAAGACCCAGTTCGCTTCGATAGACCTCCCAGCGCAATCGAATGTTCTGTAGCTCTTCTTGGATGTTTAAGGGTTTGGGTTTTCGGCGCCAAAAACGTAAGTCCATATTCTATATCCCCAGATTGTTTAGGATTTCCCGCACTCGTTGACTTTCTTCGGCGGACAGACGATCCATGCAGTTGCCGGAGTGACTTGCCTGAACAGCAGCCCGTGCCTCACTCTGCGGTACATTCAGATAGACCGTCAGGAATCGCTCTAGCTCTGTCGGGCTCGGTCCGTTAAATAACTGTGTTGCATCCACGATCGGCACCCCATATGAAACTCGATCTGCGGAAACAGAGATGGTTTCGAATCCAGGAAGTGTGACGCTTTCGTCATGCCGGGTACGCTTCCGGCGATCATCATCATCATCCGTTTCCCGCTCATTAGTTATGTCAAAGTTGTTATGTTTGGCAGACTGATTGGACGTTTTCCTGGGTGCACAGAATTCATAGGTATCTATAGCCACGATAAGACTATTGACAACTGTAATCATTATGTCCAGCCATTTGAGCCAGGACAAATAGGTTGTCTGTTGAATCGTATCGGCCAGCTCTTTGCGCTGACGCAAAAGTAGTGAATATATGACAGAGCGTAGTTTCCAGAAGAAGCCACTCTGTCCAAACAGGTTACGAATGAACACATCCAGCAGGTTCAGCAGTCCGAAACAGTTTAACCAGCTGCCACCATATCGTCTCAATTCACTGGTGATCTTGCTTATCAGGTTGAAGCGTAGGTTGGATACGACCACAAAGAACAGACCGGCAAACATGGTGAATATGCCGTCCAGGGCAGACTTTATGAAGTTAAAGCTGATCTCCAGCGTATAGGATTTCAACCCCTGTCGGGCTATATTGCGCATGGTTTCCAGCATCACTTTCATGACCACCAGTATCCGCCGGTTTGCCAGCAGTCCTTCCCGTGCCTGTCGGGATAGTTTTAACTGATCCACCTGATCGATCTGTGCCAGGGAGTTGATCAGACAGCAGGCCAGACTCTGCACATCCATGCGCGAACGCAGAATAGATAATGCTTCCCGGGTGAAGCTACGAGTTGATTGCAGAGCGAATTGTGTCGTTTTGATCATCAACGACTGCGGATCACGGTTATCTTCCTCAGCCGTCTCCTGCAGGTTGGTTTTACGAAAAGACGCTTCCAGCACATCCAGCTTCTTCAACGCTTCACCAGTCATCCAAGTAAACAGGTTTGGTGTCGTCTGAACCGGTTGACGGGCAATGCTTTCAAGGAGCGCTTCGATGCTGTCGTTTAGGTACTGTGCTCCGGGTACGGCACTTTTAAGACGTTGTTTAATATTGTCTGGCATTAGAGTCCTCTACTCCCTCTCTTGCTGAAGCGTGAGCTGCGCGGTTGATGACCGAAACTTGGCAGCAGTCCGACGCCTGAGTCTTCATCGAAGTTATCCGGTGGCTCACCACGGCCAGGCCAGTTTCCATAATCCCGCACCAGTATTCCGTTTTTGGTATAACGGAATCCCATTGGGGCATTATGTTCACGTGTTATTAGACGGTTGTGAGCAATGGCGGGCGTTATGTGATCTCCAGCCAGCTGAGGCTGCAGATTAAAGTTATAGCGCAGGAACTGGTCATGCTCTTTCCCGTAGGCGTACAGAGCCAGCATGAAAGCATCCAGCCGGTGATCTCCGGAAGGACCAGGTTCATATATCTCTCCCTGCTGACCATAGCGAGCAATATTGTAGTCTCGCATCTGTGGTACCAGGGCACGCTCGTTGTCTTCAACAGGAGTACCCTTTTCATCGATGGCCGGAATCATGATCATTCCGTTTTCCAGAACGGCAGAAGTCAACTTGACAATGAAGTTCTTGGCCTTATGTTTCTGTTTGGTCTGTGTGTAAGGATCGATGGTCTCTATGCGACTGCCAAAGTCCAACACATCCATGCGTTCCAGCAGGTGCTTCATGCCGGGGCACTTCTTCCCGGTAGACGTTTCGCCTCGCATCAGTGCCAGACGCAACAGCTCCCAGTTTGTATGACCATGTCCGTGATCGAATATTGCATAGTTGGGTGGAAAGTGTTTCATCACTTCAATGACTTCATCCACGGCCCGGGTATTGGTGTATTCCACAGCATCAATCTCCCAGACCCCGAATATGCGGAACTTCTTCTTAACCACGATTCGGTTCTTAAGGCTCCAATCTCCCTGGTTGTAGGGTATGGCCTCAGCGGGTTCATTCAGAAACTCCACCAGAACAATCTGCACACCATTCTTGGCTTCATTCCAGTCCACGCCCAGTGTATAGTAGTTGTTGGGATTGTATTTCAGGTCCCGATAGTCGTAGACATACAGGCTCCTGTCGATATCAGCGTGACGGAATACACCTTCGGCCATCTCTCCGAACTCGGCCAGGTACTCGTGTTCATACTGAGTACGGCTGGTGATGGCTTTTACCAGTGCTTCTTGCTCCGATGTCCATTCGGGAGACATGGTAGAAGGAATGTGATACTCATGAAAGTTGAATTCCGGTTTATGCTTATTGACGCTTATCTTCCAGAAGAACTCGCGACGCCCGGACGGTGTGGAAGAGAAGATCACCGTGGTATGCTTATATGTAGTGGCGATAGGCCAGATGTCAGCCAGCAGTACATCCTGGGGTATATAATCCCCTTCGTCGATGATCAGATCATCGGCTGAGTTGTGCACCAGGATACCCCCATTTGATAAACCCGATATGGTAAACCCCGATTCTTCCACGTTGGTGGGATAGAAGGCAATGAAATGATGATAATCTGCTACTTCAATATCATAAGTGGGCATCTTGCCAACTGGGTGGATGCTGGCTACCCGGGCCCAATTCAGCTGACCAATGGCATCCACTATGGCTATAAAGTGAGCATCGCGCCCATACTCTTCTTTAGTCTTAATCTCTGATACTGGCGTCCAGCCATTTGCAAATACAAATAGCGGATGGTTGGCGGTAGCAATCAGTCGTCTGGCGGTTGTGGTACGCAGTTCGTAAACCGGCTTTACACCGTTTTCATAGAACTGAACCACTTTTCCCTTCTCCGGGATAGTGGTCCGGGGATTAAGCGTAATGACTTCCTCACCCGGTCGGACTTTCTCAATTGGTTTCCAGCTACCATCGGCCATCCATACCATGGTGCCGGCAATCAGGCACTTACCACGAATGGATGCATTGGCAACCAGACCCCGTATAACCGAGCCATTATTAAACCATAGTTCATAGGGTTTCTTGCGGAAACCGGAAATGGAGTCCTTTATGGCTGGTGAGTCAAATGCCATTCGGCGAATTATATCAAACAGACCATCGATCTGTGTCTCGTATGCAGCTGTCAGAAGTACCTGTCGGTGGGCATAAGTAAAGGCTTTCCAGAGCGCTTCGATGGCCAGATAGACCGATTTCCCGGTACGTCTTCCCCACCTGAGCAGTTTGCGATAATGACGATCCCGCAGACACTTTCGCTGGTAGCGACGCAGTTCCAGGGGTGCATCCGGGTTCATGGGATTGCGTAGGTGCGTCTCCGCCCACAGATCAGGATTGGCAATAATGTGTGCTTCGATGAGTTCTTCTTTGGTCAATCCAGTCGGCTTTGTCGCCATATGAATAATCCATCACAGATGTTGTCCGCTTCTGTCTCAACCACGACCGTCTCCATCAGACCGCGTGGATAGTGGACCCATATCCAGTCCTTCATAGTTGTGTCAATCTTCAATGCCCGCGACCTGTAGAATCCCAGTATATTGGCCATTATCTCCTTGGACAGATTGTCGCGTATCTGCAAAGACTGATACTCATTGCGACGCACCCGGACACCGAATCTGGCCAGCAAGTGGGTTAGCAGCCGCCGACTGCGTTCTTCTATACGAGTCAGTCGTATGGTTTTGGTCTTCTTGATAAACCCGCCCTTATGGATCCGGATATTCGGATATGCTGATACGAGTATCTGGCGCAACGTCTCCTGTAACGCATCCTGATTCAGGTGTACCAGGAAATCCGGTATGACCAGTTGTTGCTCGATTATTGCACTCCGGGCGATAGCCTCAATCCAGTCCGCTTCCGGTGCGGTTTCTCCGAAGATAGGTATATGACGGGGAACAATGATCTGGTTATGTTTTAGTACATGGTGAGTGGACAGTTTCTTATCCGTATAGAAGGTACGAATGTCACGCCATCGGTTTTGATCCAGTAGTTCAATGGGAGAAGCCGGCGATATATAGCGGTAGGAGCCGCTGCGATAGGTGGATATATGTTTCGGCTGACCGAATGTGATGAGAGCCTTCACGGGAACAAACTGCCCCGAATTGAAAGCAATCAGCTCCCGCTCACCTATCAGTTTCTCCGCTGGAGCCCAGTTCCCATTGGACTCCAGCAGAAAGTTATCTCTGGCCAGCTCGACACGCATAGCTCATCAATCTCTTCCAGACTATCGTTTTCGGCGGAGCCTTTTCCGCCGTCTTCTGGCACTTGGTTTCTCATACTCCAGCGTTTCTTTATACCGTTCAATGATCCTCTTCCTGTTTATCTGACGGGAGAAACGCTTGATAAGCTTTTCAGCAGGTTCACCGTCACGCAGTTTTAAGAACAGGTTGGTTGCCATGTAGTCCTCCAGTTGTTTTATTGCACCATTTTGCCACTGCTGCCGCAGGTCGTCGACCATGTCGTATAGGGTCGATAGGGACAAATGATAGTACCATCCCACGGGTAGGGTTGCCATGGAACGTAGGGATATGGATAGTGATCACCTGCCGGTTCTGTCTCGACACTATCACTATCGTCTTCCGAGTCTTCATTAACAATCTTCACCTTAATCCCATCATCCAGGATCTCAATCTGGATAGCGTCACCCAGCTCTCTGAGCTTTTGTAATAGCTGGGACAGTGTGTCGATCTGTTTGTCGTTCAACTTCATACTGTTACCTCCTTATCTGTGATAATATGCTGCTTCATTACCGTACAGACGGCTGGAAGGATTCACCCGGGCTGCATAGATAGCCTGAACAGCACGCTGCCGCTCGGTTGCAGCATAGTAGTTTTGAAAACTGGGACCCAGATATCCACGTCCATTTGAAATTGCCTTTGTTCAGCCAGAAACTGCTTGATCAATCCAGCCGCATTTGTTGCTCTTTGTAGGGCGTAATTGATTAGTGGAGTGGCGGCCATGTTAGCCAGCTCGAACCATGAATAAGCTGTCAGCAGTGTTCCGGTGAACGCCCATTTAGTTCCCTTCAGGAGAAAGCCACCTTCGGCACTGAACTTGGGAAAGATATGCTCTACCACTTCATCACCCTTCTTGTAGGGAACCCGAATCCATTTTGATACGTCTTCGCCCAACCCACCTACAAACCGAAAGAACTTGGGATCTTTCTCCAGCTTGATAATGTCCTCTGTTACTTCCCAAAAGTTGGGCCTCAGGGAGTTCAAGATTGCACCTTTGTTGCCTGCCAGCGGGGTTATTTCTGCCCCCTGAAGTATAGACTTGCCGCGACCAAAGTATCCTGCCAGACCCAGCTCCCGGGCATTCTTCGCCCAGGCGGTGAATACATTCCGGTAACCTTTCTCCCAGGCACGTTGTCCAATCGATTCGATGGCGCTCAGTGTAGCATGCCCCAGCGTAAAACGGGACCAGCCGGTTACCCGTCCGGAGAATAGAGTTCTGTATCCCCAGGCCCCGGAGAAATGAAGTCCTCCTCGATGTATGAGTCCTGCACTGGTAATAATACCTGTATACAATGAATGATACACCGGCGGTGTCAGGGTACTGATAACCGGAATACCTGCCATCTGTGCACCAACGGCCACACCAAGTGGCAGGGCGGAAGGTCTGTTGAGACGTTCTCTTATGTCACCTAAAGTCGCCATTTAGCTAACATCCTTAAAACATAGATCGATGTCTGGTTCTGTGCATGGCTAACACCAGGTCACCGGAAGCACCCAGGTGTCCGACAGGCATGGGTCTGCCGGGCAACTTGGCCCAGGTACGAAATCCGGGACCGCCACTGAAAGCTCGTTTGTCCACGACAGCAGGTTGCATGCCACGCATTTCCTTATGGATCTGGCTGGCGATCCTACCAATGCCCAGTCCGAATTGTGCTCCTTTATAGGCACCAAAAAGACCCCCAAACGTACCGGCAATAGCAGCTGCCGATAGTTTACGCATCGCACCTCCACGAATAACCAGACCGGCAATAACGGCAGAGATACTACCCATGCCGACCGCACCGGCCGTACTGAACGGTGCGATAACACTGGCAGCGGACATCTTCTGGTTGGCAGTTAATGTCTGATAGGTATTCACCAGACTATCCCACATGGATGGTGTATTGATGTGTGGCAGTCCACCGGTTGCCCAGAAGTACAGGTCCGTGGCCATATTCAGACCTGCACTACCGGTATCCAGTTTACCCTTCTCGAACAAATCCACCGGCATGAACAATCGGGCCGCACCAGCACCTAGTGCCAGTGCCACGGTACTACCGCTAATAGCCCATTTGGCAGCTCGCAATCTGGTGGGATTCAGTCTCTGCAGTAGTTCTTTCGCACTTGGCATGGCAATCGACTCCTACATGTTTAGTATATTGCGCAGTGTTGGATTGGACTGAATGCGACTCAAACGGCGGGTTAGTTCGCCGTATCGGGCCTGGAATTGCTTGATACGGGCAGCATCCGGGAAGGCACTGCGAATACGTGCTTCACCCCAGTAAGCACCAAGCCGTCGACCGACAGCACCGCCGGCAACCGTATAACTAATAATGCGTGTCAGAGAAGGGTGCTCTTCACTGTGGTAGGCGGCCATAAATCCGGTTGCCGCACCCAACCACATTCCTCTCTGGTTATAAAAGCTGCGTATGGATGCTTCATATTGGGGCAATTTCATGGCCCTGTCGAGCACATGCAGGCGGGCAGCCTTCCTCCATGCTGCCTGACCCAGTTGCAAATCAACCAGTCCTCTGCCACCACGCTTAATACTGCTGGCTCGACTGACCGCTTCCCTGATGCCCCTATTGGCATTCTCCAGAATGGCAGGAGCTTCTTCCACCAGCCGACCCCAGATGGATTTCAGATGACTGGCTTCTGAAAACATACGTTCCATGGATTTATACTGTCGGCCGGAGAAGAGATTCTTAACCCAGTTATACGTCGGCATCGTCTTTCTCCTCCACGATCAAAGCATCGGAAACTACATCCGGATTTCTGCGAAGCAGCTCTTCATAGCGTTTGCGTAACTCGGCCTCATGTCTGGACTTATCCCTTTCTTCATCCACTCTATATTTACGGCGCATCTCACGGGTGGCCAGGAACGCCTTGCGAAGCTGCTCCTTTCGACGCTGGGCGCGTTCTTTGACTGAAAGAGATGGGCTTTCCTTGCGTTCATAGTAAGCAGTACCTGTTGCCGGGTCAACGGTGGTTACCGATTCTTCTATCTGACCACGAATGGCCAGCTCCTTCTGAGCGCGCAACTCCTGCAGTTCGGCATCGATATATTCGGCAATCATATCCAGTTCTACGACGTCTTCCGGATCCGCCTGAAGGTCGCGAACCAGGGCAGGTACCAGCTGATCGATAACGATCATCTCTTCCGGACAGCCGTAACCTTCCGGTGCGATACCGGCTTTCTCATATATACATATTGTCGCAAACGGGCAGTCGGAGCTCTTGCATACCATTGGCAGACGATGCTTGAGTCCATAGGTACGGTTATCTTCCAGGTGCCGCTCGATCAGGCGTAGCTTATCCGGCTCAATCATAATCTTGTCCCGTAACTCTTCCGGGTAGTTATCCAGAAGAACCCTCAGGCTACTGCTCTTTACCTTGCTCAGGGGAACCGGTTTGTCAGCTTTCTTACTCATTATATTACAATGCGCAAAATGGTCTGTCCTTCACCTTTCGTCACAGCCGTCCGGAGACTGTAAGACTCCGCATTATCCGGCACCGGATATCCGGAAAACCCATGAGTTTCCTGGAGATCAACCGGTATGGGTGTTATACAGGGATGCTCACTGGCGTTTTCTACGATATACATTATCTGGGAGGCACGGGATACGGTACCGATCCGGTGGAAGTTGTAGGCATTGTCTCCCACCAGAGAACCGCTCTGTGCCTGGTCATCGTTCAGGTACAGGTGATGTTTATGTCCGGTGATCACATAATGGACAATCTTGCCCATCTTATTGTATTTGAGTATTTGCTTGTCAATAGAAATGCGGTTATGACCGTGCCAGAAGAGAATGTTAGCACCGTTGATATTGGTTAGCAGTTCATGATCGGTTACGACTTCATGAAAGGCCACATTCTCCTGATTGATCAGTAGCTTCTGTAGATAGAAATGTAACAGATAGTCCAGGTTGTTGTGGAAGTCCACAGATTGGATCTCCTCATCCAGGCGAGACTCGTTTCCGAATACGGAAATGACTTCCACATTGAAGCTCTGGGCCAGATCCTGAACGAAACTGCCCACGATATCTGCACCGATCAGAAAGCCTTCTGAGATGGCATACAGGTTCCGAAGTATCTCATCTTTGCGGCGATTGGAGTTGAACATGTCGCCGGTCATGGCCAGTACAATAGAATCTATCCCCAGCGGCATGAAGAGCAGTCGAATGCGGTCAGCAAACTTCTGTAATCGCTTGCTGGCCACATGGAAGTTGAATTCATTCTTGCCCTTGGTATCCCTTAGCAGCACAGCTTCATTCAGATGCAGATCCGTCAGCTGAACAATACCAACACGCTTAACATTGTCCGGAGAGGATTGAACCGGCTGAAAGGAAACCGGCTCACGGCTTTTCACGGAGACCAGAATCTGCTTCAACAGGTCTTCGGTAGCATTGATGACCCGGTCCTGTTCCCGGAACATCTTGCGTAGAATACGGTTCTGGTCCATCAGCCGCTGTCGAGAACGACGCAGTTTGATCAGGGCCAGCTTCAACTCTTCCTTGGTCATATCGTCCACATCCGAATCAAAGAGAGTCGGCTCGTCCTGATCATCAAAGTCATCCTCTCCCCTACTGCCTTCATCAAACTGTATCTTCTTCAGTATTGCTTCACGGTTACGAATCCAGTTATATACGATGGTTTTCGTACCGGCAAAGTCATCCTCTTCACACAGGATATCATAGATATCACTGACATTCAAACCTCCCTGCTCATAGAGGTTAATCGCTTTCAGTTTAATGCTTGCATCATACATGACTTCTATTACCCATTGTTTTTGATAGGTATGTCAATCTGGAGTACCTGCTGAGCGCTCGGGAAGTCTTCGATATACATAAGCGTTGCAATCTTGGTCAGGTACACACATTCCCGGCCCATAATATGGTACATCTTGTTGAAGGAATCCCAGTAGCGGTTTCCTTTCAGTGCTTCGGGTAAGTATTCTGGAGCATCACAAAGATCAGCTAGCTTGTTACGGAGCAGGAGAATATCCTGTCGTACATTGAAGTCTAGATCCATCTTGATCCCTCTTCATCCCATTCATACGGTTTCTGACGAATCATCTTGCTTTCGTATTCATGGCGCTTGGCACGAATCCAGGCTTCATTTACAGGTGTGAAAGCAAGTATGGAACGCCTGATACGGAACGGATCGTGATCGATTAGCTCACTGGCGATCATCCGTTCATAGTCACCCACTGCCACCAGGTACCACTTCTCGTATTTGCGATCGAATACCAGCTGAAATACCACTTCTTCCTCGGAGCGCAGATCAGCGATTTCATCTTCTGTCATTTCCACAATAACCGGTGCATATGGATCCGAGTCCAGAAAGGCAAGCGCCAGTACACGTAGTGGTTTGGGCAATACATCGATTCCCTGAATAACCTTCATATAACCTCCTCGCTTATTTCATGAACCAATCCGATTTGCTTCGCATCTTGTGCAAACAGGTAGGTTTCCTGCTGCATATACTTCTCAATTAGCTCTTTGTCTGATACCAGATACGTCAGCATTTCCTGCCAGGCATTAGAGAGTTGAATAACAAAGTCGCTGTAACCCTTGAAGTCGGATACCGGTGCGTAATCCGGAAAGGAACTCTTCATGTTATGAATTAGAAATGAACCATGTGGCAGAGTTATGCGTCGATCGCAAGCCAGGTAAGGCAACATGGCACCGGAATATACCTTGCCCATATTGATGCCAACCGTCTCAGTAGGAATGCTCTTGACCAGATGATACAGGGTAAGTGAGGTAATGGTATCTCCGCCAATGGAATTAAAGTAGATATACACCGGAACTTCCATCTGCCGGGCAGCAACCAATATATCTATGAAAGATGTAATGATCTCTTCTTCAATCTCTTCTACAAGGTAGATACGCAGCGGATCGGTACTACTCCGGTTGGTCGAATTGATACTTGATGATTCCGACATAGCGTACTTTCTCCAGTTGTCGTCTCACAGCATACATTTGCGAATCCAGATCTATCCATTCGGAGGGAATCACCTGAACCTCCACATCCAGGATTCCGAATTCCTGATCTCGATATTGTTGTGCCAGCTCACCCAAACGGTTATTCAGCTGACTCTGAAAGCTCTGATTGTCATCGTCTACCTCTATAATCTCAACACGAGTAATCGTTTTGATAGTACTTGCCATTGCCATTTCCTCCTAAAAGTCTCTCAGTAGAAGATCTTCCGGATCGGCACTGGTTGCCCAGTCCACTCTCACCTGCGTCTCCAGCCAGTAGATACGGCCGCAACGATGGCAGGTCTCGGCTCCGTCCGACAGCACTTCCAGCAGTTCTCCACAGAGACAGCGGACGTTGACCTTCTGATTGTTCCATTCGAATTCCCACATATCGGAATAATACTCTTCACCCATCATTTACCCTTTCTAATGTTGATAATACTTCGATTGAAATACCGGTTGGCCATGGATGGCTCACGCATGGTATTTTCATGAAGCTGATTACGCTTCTCCTGAAACTCTTCCGTTTGTGGTATAATGATATCCAGATTAAACTTGGTGGCTTCATGTAGGCTCTGTTGACGCTCTAACATCAATCTTAACGGAATGGCATGTGGATTGACGCTATTGTTTTCAGCTGATTCGGTTGATGGAGTATGCAATGCCCAGTGAGTGGCATAGTTGATTACTTCCGTGGCCGCCTGAATACAATCGATTGCCTGGTTACCGGACTGGGTAACCTCACCTTCCATTAGACCGCTCAGATCCGGATCGTCAAACTCCTCTCCGCCATCCCATTTGAATACGTTGCCCTTCTGTACCCATTCAAACATGCGTCTGGCTTTCTTCTCCAGTTTGCGGCGTATCCGCTTTACCACCCGACCGGCAATGGGAACCTTTTCCAGCTTGGTCTTCTTAATCAGGCCGGCCATAAACTGATAGACAAACCCCAGCAACATTCGCCACAGTATCTTCAGCAGACTGAAACGGGTTACTCGCTGTCGATCCTCTATTATGGATTCCAGTGTTCGGGTTTCAGCCGGTAACTGCATGTCCATCAGGTTCAGTTCGGCTACGTCACGGCAGCTCATATCATCCGGAAATCGCACGTCTGGCACACGGTAACCATCCGGACCGGGCTCGGTAAAGAGCAATTGTGATGGCTCAAACCCATACTGAGCCAGAAAGGCATTGTTCATGATGCGCACCGCCCGATCGAATACTTCATATGTAATACTGTTTGTATCATCATTTCCCAAACGTCGTACGGCTTCAGCCAGTCGGGGACGTTCTGCAGCGTCTACCGGTATGGAAAGTGCTTCGAGTTGCCGGTCAATCTCTTCCCGCAATTCCCGGAGTTCCTGATCCGCCTGAAGCGCATCGTCGAGCAGCTGCTGATAGGTCTGCTTTTGTTGCCGCTCTTCTTCGGTGGGTTCATCCTCCAGGCGTACTTCAATCTTCGGGTCGCCCATTACCCTTGGTCGTTCATACTCAATTTCGGGTCGATAGTCCAGTATTCCAGTCTTCTTGCGTGCCATTCGTCACCTCATTTTATCAGTGAGCCGGCTCTTAGTAAATGACTCAGAGCGGCTCACTATAGATATGTCACACTTAGTTCGGCAGTGTGTCCTGCTGAGGGACGATTTTGCAGATGATCAGCTCCTGGACAGTACTGGTTTTCAGGACTCTAAAAGATACCAGTGCATCGAACTGGCGACCGTTGCGCCCCATGATACGGGCACGGATCTCGCCTTTTCGTGGTACGTCGACGGTGGGCAGCCAGTAGAGGATATTCAGGAAGGGAATCTCATCCTTGCGGTATCCGGTATATGTGAGAAACCGGCGGTTGGTCTCCATGATATAACCGGATCGGTTTACAAGAATGACCGGGCAATCGAACTCTTCAGCCATGGTATGCCAGAGTTCTCTCAGGGTCTCTAATTGTTTGGTGGGAGAAACATCTTCGACGTATTCAGGATTAACCAGCTGGGCCACATCACAGTCCAGTTCCTTGGCCAGTCGCATGAGCGTATCCAGCGACACATTGGTACGTGTACCGTTTTCGATCTTGGATACATATGTGCGGTGTAATCCGGCACGAATGCTGAGCTGCGCCTGGCTGATATTCTTCAGGATTCGCAGGTCGCGAATGCGTTGAGCGATATGCTCGGCGGGTACCTTCTTAACAAACGACATGTGAATTCCTCCAGTGAATAGTGTAATACCATTGTGAGATCGTGTAACAAGGGATTGATGCCTTGTTTATTGTAAAGGTGGAGCCAAAAAGTGCTTGCATGTTTCGCCAATATGTTGTATATTTCAGCCATCATAATAAACAAAATGAACAATACATTATCCATATTGGATAATCAAATATACATAACAGAGGAGGAGATTGCAAATGGTTTTTCAAATCGATGAGACCAGACAGGCCGTCCTTGACATAGAACAGGAGCTTCAACCCCTTTACGAGAAGTTTGCCCAGAACGAAGAGGAAGAGTCCGACATCCAGGAGTACGAACAGCAGATCCGGGAGTTCTTCAGCCGCAATGTAGCATTTCTGCGGCAATATCTGGGGTTTGTCACTCGCATGGAAGCGTTCAGCCGAGATGAGTTTGCTGAATTACTGGGTGTTTCACCGGCTACGGTTAAATGGTGGGAACTGGCCAAAGGACTTCCCAACTATTCTTCTGTGCGAGCTCTGCTGCGATTGACGAATAAGGTATTACAACTGGAACAACCTTTCCATTACGGCGATATCTACTGCCGTAACATTGCTCGTTCGATCATTCAAAAAGTACCCGCTCGCCTGAATGGCATCAATGCACTCGTTCAAGCGCTGTCGGGTATGCCACAAGAGGAGCGCCGACGGTTTATCACTTCGGCCCTGAATAACATCAGCGAACTAAAACGTTTCGTGGAGGAAGAACATGCCAACAGCAACAGAGAAGCACCCAACACTGGTCCTTGATGTTAAAGGCAAAGTTATTGATTGTGATCCGCAATTTGAACACTTCCTGGGCTTTCCCTATATGCGTCTTATAGGGGAGCCGCTGACTGCTATTACACGCTCTATTGAGAACCTATCCGACTTCCTCAGGCAGGTGATACAGAGCGGTCCCATCCGTGGCTGGTGGGACATAAAACTGAGTGGAGATCGCCGGATATATGGATTCTATAAGATGGTCTTTGATGCGCAGAAGTACAGATATTATGTGTATATCCACGACTTCAAACTTCATATGGATATCAACACCGCTCTATCATCTCTGATTGCCGAGTTTGAAAATGAAGACATCCTGCAACTTCTGGCACTGGCTGGTCAGCTTATAACCCACAAACAACAATGATGTAATATGACTGATGAGATATTCATACCGGTAAAGGTAGAAGAAAGACTCGCCGAACTGTACAACAAAATGGTCAGCGAAGAGGAAACCAGTAGCGACATTGATAAACATGAAGATGACATTAAGATTCTATTCAGCAAGAACCTGCAATTCCTGAGAATGTATCTGGGATTCTGGGCGGTCGGGGAACCGTATACCCGGACTGAGTTTGCCAGCATGCTGAACGTATCAGTACCGACACTTAAGAACTGGGAGCTGGGATACTCCCTACCGAATCACTACTCCCTGAAGCGTATCATATCGGTCGTCAAGAAGGTTCTAAATGTTGAACTGCGTCCAGAACAGCTCTACTGCAAATCCATCTCCCACATCATATCTGCCCTTCAGCTGGGTATGGATGAAGTTTCCTACAAGACCATATCCGAGGGTGTGGAAAAGGTCGGTGCGAATGAAATGTTGAACATCATTCTTAACCGTTCCGTCGAGTACCATGACATCTTTCATATCCTGGTAGAACACGCGCCCATCGGCGTCTATATGTTTCAGGATTACCGGCTTATGTTCGTTAACCCGGCCATGGCAAATGGGCTCGGTTACCAGCCTGAAGAACTTATAGGAAAGTCCATAATGGAGCTTATTCATCCAGATGACACTGCCCTGGTGAACAGGATGATACAGGAACGGCTCGTCGGGAGAATGGAGTTTGTGGAGTATACCCTGAGATTGCTTTCCAAGGACGGACATATACGTTACTGGCGGGTAAAGGGATCGGTCACTCTATATAAAGATAAGCCGGCCATCATCGGTACGGCTGTGGACTTTGGACACTTTATAACGTCATCTTCTCTGTTTGAAGGGTGTATGAATCGCAATCCACTGAGTTTGCGACCGTTCATTAATGAAGCATCCCAGGCGACGGTTGTCATGCGTTGCGTCGGTACCCGTGCTAACAAATGTGAAGACTTTGTGATATCGGTTTTCAATGATAAGGCTGACGCCTTTCTCCGGCAATTCGGAATTGTTCTTCAGCCCGGTATTCGCGTTAGTCAGCTGCTAATCAATCATCCGGATGTGGTTCGGGAGTTATGCAATATATACTGTAATGACAAATACCGGGTATACCGTCGATTAAAGCTTAAGGCACCAAATGAGACGATCGTAAACACACGGTTTCGGGTGATTCGTTTCCCACTAACCGAATATATTGTTGTGCAGTTTGAAATATAGTATTGCGTAATTAGGGGCACTTTAGTATATTCTCCTAAAACCAGGAGGATATACATTATGAAAAAGCGCCCTATAGTTCTGAGTATAAGCAACCAAAAGGGTGGAGTTGGGAAGACCACAACCGTATGCGCACTGGCGGAGACCTTTGCCCATAAGGGTTTTCGTGTTGGAGTGATCGATACGGATCCCCAATCTAATACTACCAGCATACTGGGTAAACCCCCTTATTCACAGGCCGAAAACATCATTGCCGTCCTGGATCCGGAGTTTGATCGACCTATCTCTGCCCTGTTTGTAGAGTCTCCGAAGATTAAGAACCTCTATCTCCTACCCTCTTCCATAAAGGCGGCTGGAATGTGGCCCGGTCTGTATGGACGTCTGAACGAATATATGATTAATATATACAGTTTATTGGCCAGGTACCTTTCGCAAGATGCAACAATCAATGAGGACTTTGATGTCATAATAATAGATACACCACCCTCACTGGATCTGCCCATGATTAACGCACTGTCTTCCTCTGACTACGTAATAATCCCCGTGCAGTCCGGAGACCCCTTCTCCCTAGACGGGTGGTCCGAGCTTTATCTCACCATTCAGAAGGTAAAGAAGAACACCAACGAGCGACTGGAGATCCTGGGTATCCTGATTACCTATCACGATCCCAGATTTAACGTATGCAAATCCAACTACAGCTATATCCATGATCGTTTTCGTAGAGAAGGTATTCGGGTCTTTAATACCTACATCAGTGCTTCAGTGGAAGTCAAACTGTCTCACGTGACGAGAAAACCCATCACCATCTTTAATAAGAGTCATAAAGTCAGCGAACAGTACCGCGAGCTGACAGATGAAATCATTCAAATCCTAGGAGGTCAAATTGGCAAGGAAGAAACCAAAGAAGTCGAAGAGGCCAACAGTTGACGACATCAATCAAATGTGGGGTGTTAGTGATGAGATACGCTCCGATGGTGATGTACTGGATGAATTCCCTGGCTTCGTAAAGAATAGTGTACAAAAAGACACGTACCCACAGGATACAGGAGACGTACCTGGTACATACGACATACCACGTACGCCAGACGTACCCGATACTACCGACGTATTGCATACAGGAGACGTACCCGATACAAAAGACGTACTACATACTCCTGATGTATCCAATACACCTGACGTGCCAGGTACATCAGATGTGCCACATACGACTGGTGTGCCGGATACAGATAGTGTACGCCGACCGTCAGACGTACCCAGAAAGTACGTCAGACGTACCTCCTCACTGGACAAATATCAATGGAGCATCGATGTATATCGTCGCTGCATTCCAGATCAGAAGTCCAGAATCAAGCGCCTCTTGTTAAGGGGTATAGGTAAGTTCGTACCAAACAAACGATCTATGTTAACCCGTCGGCTATTCTCGACCATGGTTTTCGATGAACTGTCTGATTTATTAAAAGGCAACTGGAAGATGAAGCGGGATATACCTTACTACAGGAAGGTGTGGAAAAGCCTACAGCGCGAAGGATATCTATCCTTAATCGATATGAGATTAGATGGACCACTCCATGAGCGTGGTTCGATATTTAAGGTCAAGTTTCCTTTATGGGTCGATACAAACAAAGACGTGAAGAAAGTCAGCACCAGACGCCTGATACTGGATTGTATATTGTGTACAGAATACCTAAAAGACGGCGATCTATCGGTCTTGCCTTACTTTGATATGGTTCAAAAAGAGTTGAAGAAGCGAAAGATAGATACAGAACCATTATGTTCCTAAAGGGTCGCTTACTGGTTCTCAAGGGGTCGTTAAGATGTTCCTAAAGGGTCGCTTAATTGTACCCAACTGGTCGTCAGCTGACCAACTATTTGCTATTTTGCTTGACTAATTGGTATCCATATTAGATATTAATCGCTCTTTTGTATATAGGCTTATTGATTATGGCTAAATCATTATCCATATTGGACAAAGTTAAGCGACCCTTTAGGTACGTTCAAACGACCCTTTAGGTACCTGCATGCGATACCCTGGGTACCACTAAGCGACCCTTTAGGTACGTAGTCAATTGGAAGTATAAGAATCGTAAGTATTATAATAGCATTGGTTATATATATGGACGTTTCTTTTGCACATAGAATCGTTATGCTCTAATCAATAAATGAATATATACTACTTAGTTATACTTGATTAATTAGTTAATTGGAATTTCAATATGAAAGACAACAAACAACTGATCGCACCGGATATCGTATCCTTTACCCACTATCCATTTGGGTTCTTGAAGACACCCGAGAATCGTCCCCATCATATTATTGATATTCGTGGGCGTATTACCTATGATGGAAAGGTAAACGAATATCGCTGGGTTGTTAAGGGAGATAAAGTTGCCGGACTCCCGGTTGGTTCTGAAAATGACCTGGAAGCATTCGTCCATATTGAGCAAGCCCGCAGTGCCAGCACCGATAGTTTCGAAGTCAGCAAACAGCACATACTCCACCAACTTGGCTATCCAAATAACGGAAAGTACCATCTCATCATTAACAATGCTATTACCAAGTTTCGAAAACTGAACATAACCGCATTCAACTGTCTGATGGATCCTAAACGGGGTAAGTTCTATAAGGCACTGACTTTCCCATTCTTTGATTCAGTTGGCATTCTGGGCCGTGGAGATGCTGTCAACGAGATCGATATGAGCATTGATGCCGAGCAGGTACTGGAGCAACTGTCTTCCATGCGGCACGTTGCCTTTGTCTTTACCCTATCAAAGCCACTTCGAAGGCTGTTGGATTCTTCAAACGCCATCCCGCTGGATTGGGATATCTATGTAAGTCTGCCCGAGATTAAAAGCCGCATGTTATACCGTACTGTGAATAAGTTGAGTCATTTTAACATTGACTATATTGAACTTCGGGAAATGGGGAAGCTGCTTTCTTTGGCCTTTTATCGTAACTCTCGTATTCGAGCATCGCTGGAGAAACCCCTGGACGTACTGAAACAGGCTGGTGTCATTCATGACTATCGATTTACCGAAGACAATGGTATCCATTTTAAGTTTAACCCCATTCGGACACAGGTTAAATCCAGCGACAGTACCCGTAAGCACCCACTTTATGAATATCTTGTCAACAAAACCAATGTGAATCCGCGCTCGGCTCGAGACTGCGTGGAGAGCTTATATTGGCGTGAGGAAGACAAAAGATGGGTCATTCGTTTCTATGAATCTCATAAGAAACAACGTGGCTGGAATGACGGGATGCTGGTATTACTACTGAAGGGAGACCAGGAAAAGGTAAAGGATGAACTTCTGGAAGCTCGTCAATGGATCGATCAGATGAAAGCGCAGACCAAATCAAAGGAAAGTGAACAGGAAGCCCGGGAGTATTCGAACAAACTTGATGAAATGCTGGTCAAAGCAGTTACTGAGCTTACAGAAGATGAGCTGAAAGCCCTCTACGAGTGGTCTGTTGAGAATCTTGATAACTTCAGTGTCGAACACCTGAGAAAGAATATGGCTGCAGTAAACAGTGTTCGAGAGTTGCTCGCATCACCCATCTGCAAAGGATACTTCATAAAGGCATTTCAGGAAGTATATCCGGAAAGGTTCAGAGAGATGCAAAACGCAGCCAGGAATGGCAAACGAAAGGGTAGGGAAGTGGTCAGAAATGCTATACAGCGTTCCTTATTCGAATAAGTCTATGTACCGGTCTGCTTGATAGTAACGATCCGCATTGTCTTCGTTCTTCTCCAGAGCTGTGATCAGTCGAAAGGCAATGTGCCTTTCTTCTTTTCGGAGTATTCCCACCATTTTGTTCTTTACCGATAGCAAGTATGATAACTCCTTTATAATATCAGTGTTATTCATAACACCTCCTTAAAATGGCAACTCTACATCTTTATCATCTATTATTACTTCATCCAGTTTATCCAGCACCTCATCGGTGGAAGGCTCCTTCTTCTGGCGCTTTCCCAGAACCAGTGTTTCCCAGACCCGCCGATCTGTCTCTTCCCGCTTTCCCCAGCACAGATTCTTAAACTCACACCAGTAACATTCCTGACTATTCTGTTCGACCTTCGGAAAGTCACCATTAACCGTATATTTGGTTATGGCTTCAGCTGCTTCAACAACCGTATCGTTTAGTCTGTCGAAGTGCTCTTTCTTCCGGGTAGCGGTAAAGGTTCTGGCAACAGGCCAGAGTTTCTCCACGACAACAGGTCGTCCGTTCCGATCCCGCTTGATTCGACCATGCTTATCCTTCACTTCTTTGCGTCGCAACTCAAACCAGTGCAGGTTAAAACCCACCTTCTTCTTCCCCGTGGCAAAAGCATACAAGGTCAGCTGCATATCTTCATCCGGATCATAGTTCTTTAATGGGTTCTTTGCCGAGAACTTGAACTTGTGATCCAGAATGTACTCGGATGTCTCCAGGTCCACGTATCCCAGTATGGGCACACCATCAAACTCCAGGCGAATCTCCATTTCAGTGCTGATGGGATCTACAGAGCCTGCCAGATGTTTCATATGAGCCGCCAGCATGGCACGTCCCATAGCAACAAACTCTTCTTCGCTCTTGTTTACCCAGTTATCAATCCGGTGTTTGTTTCTGGCAAACTCTTCCTGGAATACCCGTAACACTTCATTCAGCGGCAGGTCTTCACCCGTCTCTATCTTGTGGATATAGTTCTTCTCCAGCGCCGTATGTGTTGCCCCGCCAGCAACCAGATAGGGGGTGATAGAGCCCAGTCCTTCAACATAGTTGAAGTAATACTTCCGTGGACAGGCCTTCAGCAGCTTAATCTGCGATATCGATAAATGTGGCTTTGGTAATATATAATCCATCCCTAGTTCTTCCTATCCGAACGTGTCATGAAAGACAGCGTCTTCTGCATGACCAGAATATCGAAGCGATCATCCTGGCCGCTTACCCATTTCAGGCAGGAGATATACCCCTGCAGAAGAAACATGTTCATGGTCATCTCGTATGACGGCCGTGACATGCGCATCTTGCTGTTCAACTCACCCAGCAGTTTCTCCAGTACTGCCAGTTTCTGCTCAATCTCTTGAGGGCTTCGAGTCACTTTTGTCCCCTTCGCTCTTTTTACTAACATAAAGTGCAAATTCTGTACCTATCGTGTAAGTGTATGGTATTACTACACTTACACCCGACAAGTGGCAAAGCCCTCATTTCAGGCCCTTTTGGACGTATTGTCCAAATTAGCGAATGTCTCTACCAAGATACTCGATCTGCTTGACTTTCCATCTCGAATCCGAAGCTCGATATGCTCGGTAAGCATTAGCGATAGCACTGTTTTCGTCTTCTCCGAGTACCACAACAGAGACTTCATCGCCCTTATCAGTTAAAAAGGTCACCTTGTAGTGGCTCAATTCCGACATTGATCCAGAGCCCCTCACAAATGATTAAACGGACCCCTCCAGAGGGGGTCTCATAGTAGGTATGTCAATCGAAGGGTGCCTGGAAGGCCTGTGTGGAAAGGTTTTTACACTCCGTGTCTGCGGCGTATCCGTCCCACGGTGGTGTGGCTACATTTCAGCTTGCGGGCAATCTTGCGGTTGGACCAATCCGGATGGGCTTTGGCCAGTTCAATGATCTTCTGTTCCAGTTGTTCACGTGGTGGAACGACAGTTTCCACTTCCATGTCCACTTCGTTGGACTCGATGGAACGTACCGTTCCGGTTAGCCACCCAAACAGCACCAGCATGGACGGAATCAGCACGCCGACCACCGTACCGATAACCCGGGGGAACAAGCCATCAGGTGCATATATGATCATGTAATAGACATTCAGCGCCACACTGACGATACTGGAGAGTATCAAGATAAGCTTGGCAGAAGTCGAACGAACTCCCAGACGCTGGGCATATACGGTATACTGCACCGAATAATAGATACTCAGATCCAGTGCCAGAACGAGCATCACATTGCTCAGTGTGGAGAGATTTACCCCGAACAGTATCAGTCGGGCATCGAAGTGGCGAAGGGTGGCAAAGTTGTGTTCGAAGGTGGCCATGATATAGAACAGTGGCAATAGTTTCAGCCAAAAGCTATTAAAGCGTTCGAAGCGTTCAGCAATAGATTTCATCACCACTTCCTTCCATCAATCATCACCTTCAGGTTTTCCAGATACCAGATACCCTCTTCCATGGATTCAAAGACCACATCAGCAGCGGCCACCGGCATGCGAAAGTACTTCCTGGGTTCCGGCAATACCAGCACGACCGGCTTCCCCAGGGCGCGGGCGTAACCGATTTCAAATGCCAGGTCATAGCCGCCGGGGTTGTCTTTCTCCAGATAAGCAAACAGCACATCAGTTGCTTCAATTCCGGCAATGTCGACGGGAGTGAACTGGTCTTGATCGGTGAGATTGTGATTGCGGGGATCAATCCAGACAACGCCTTCCAGAGACAGGCGCTTCTTAATGCGATCCTGCCAGCCACTCTTTAGACCGCCGGCTAGATAGACTTTCATCTACGCACCTCCATCTGTTTGTTTAATGCTCGTCTTCACGAATTAGGTATGTCAATGATGAGCAGCTGAGATAGGGAGTGGGGGAGGATTTTGAACCAACCAGGTTGCCACAGCGATACGAAAACGTTATAGAATTAATACCCGGGGATACCACTGCCAAAGTCAGGTGTGTAGAATGGGCACAAAATGCGTAGACTGACAGTCAACAGATAAGTAGTTGTATTTGATGGATATATGTAATTTCAGTACCTGTGTTCGATACCATTCACTATTACACGATTCTTCGACATACCAGCAGTTGAGTGTCTTTGACATGGTAATAAGTGGGTCCTAATGCGTTCCATCCCGTCCCCGAATCAATGGGACAAATGGAAAAACGCAGATACCGAATCAGAGCCAGACATCCTGATCGGTGAGAGTACTCACAACGGGCGAGGGGGCAACGGTACGCGGGACGACCCCCGAAAAGCCGACAGAGCGATGAGGAACCGCTCGAACAGTCCGGGAGAAGCCGGGCCCCGTTCGCGGGGTGGTGCTGGCATCATTCCTCTATTGACCAGCACGCGGGTACGGAGTCTCCGGTGAGTGCTCGCCTCCCTTACGGGAGCGCCAGGGCCGGCTCTACAGAGAGTCGGTTTATATACCCGTGGTACACCCTGTTCAAAACGTCTGCACTTATTGATAAGTGTGTGCACTTTGAACGGATGGATTATGGTTTAAGTATGACAAATCGCCCACGATGCTGTTGATTGTCTGCTCTTACCTGATAGAAGTAAGTCCCCGCCGGTAGACTACGCATATCCAGTTGCCGAATATGTCGCCCGGGGCCCAGCCTGCCGTATTCCCGGTGAAGAACTTCCCGACCCAACACATCATAAACTGATAATGCCACGTTGACTGCTTCCGGTATGGATAGCAGCACTGTGCCAATGGAAGTTACCGGATTGGGGTAGATAGCAATCATAAATCCCTTCGGTGGCGCCGGTGGTGTATTATCAACGACTGTCGGCGCTTCGATATTAAAGCGAACATGAGTGCTGTCCCACAAACCCATCGTATCTGTTACAATCATCACAAACCCAGCCGGACCATAGTAATCCCCCGGATCCGGCTCCACATATAACACTCCCACCGAATCATATACCCGCACATGATCCAAATCCATATATAATAACACCAGCTGACCAATCGTATTATCCGGATCATACAGTATTGAATCCAGGACGGCTGAATACACCTGACCAAAGGGCAGGGTGGTTATGCTCAGCTGAACATCCGGAACACCAGCTGACACCGTATCAGAGGGGTCCGACTCATTGCCGGCACTATCCACAGCCGTCAGATAATACACATAGAGATTCCCCGGCTGCACATCTTTATCCACCGCATGTGTATCCGGATGGGCAATCGTCTGATAGTGTGAAAACACCATCTCATTAACCGCCCGATACAATCGATAGGAGTGCATATCCGGCTCCTTATTAGGACTCCAGTAGATGTTCAGTGAATCGGTCTGCGCATAGCCCAGAGACAGTCCGATCAGCAGCATCATAATCCAGCGCATCATGTAACCTCCTGTTTTCTCTAGATATGTCACAGATGCGCCTATATAGGGACCCAAATTCACTTCTCTCATATTTCAGACAACGCAATGGCAAACGAATCCCGGCTCCCGAAAACGTGCCCCCCGGGTCTTACCATCGAACTTTGCGAACTACTGAATACAGCTGAAGTAGAGGAGTGGTAAGGACTTACGCCATCGAACTTGTGGAGCAGGTTCGGTAATACTCCCCTGGTATTAACTCTGTAAGGTATTCACACCAACCCACTGGTACTGATATCCCCGGGTATTGACTCTGTATCCTATTCGCGATCCACTAACGCCACTTTTCGTCGAAAGGTGCCATTAGTGGATCGCTGATAGATGAGTGCGGCCTTAATAGGGGTGTGAAAAGCGGTGCGGTGAGGGAAGAGGTGCGCTTAATAGGGCCTTCAAAAGTTGTGCGGCGAGGGGAGTAGTAGGTAGTGAAATGATATAGGACCCGTGGAGCTCGGCGTTTCGAGCCCCCCGGGTTCTTTTGTTTGTACCCTACCTGAGAATACGAGTCCGCTCCGGTAGGGGTGTAGGTAAAAGGGACTCATCAACGTGCCAAAACAAAAGGAGGAACAGTTATGGCACGATTAAGTGAGTTAGTTAGTAGCAGATCATTAAAAGCCCTGCAAAAGATGCAGGGTAAAATCCAAGAGGGGCGTCATCTCTCCGAGCTGGAGAGACATGGCTCCTACTGGAGAACAACAAAGGGCCGCAAAGAGGCAGAAGACGCGGCCTGGAAGTACTGGAGCCAGGACCCGCTCCTAACAACGGATTGGGTCATGCGCAAGCATGACAAGCTGCAAGAACGCCGTGGTAGAAAGCGGTCTGAATGGGTCCAGCTTGCTCAGGCTGAACCGCAGCTGAGGCAGGCTGAATCTCAGCTGGATCAGGCCGCTGAGCGCCTGGAGGAGTCCAAATCGGATCCAGTCTATCGCCATCGCCGGCCTCGTCATCGACGCTGGAAACAGCTCTACGCAGAGCTGTTGAAAGCCCAGGCTAAGTATAACGAGACCTGGCAGCGATACATGGATGCTCTAGAGAGAATGGAACGTCTGGAGCAATCCATAAGAGACATAGACCGCAACGCTGACAAGTTGCAGCGTAGGGTTAGTAAGCTGCAGCATAAGCTTGCGGTAATATTCGCCTGGGCCAGCTCTGAAGCGGTTGCCCAACGCAATAGGGCCACTTCTAAAGCAGCCGTTAAGACTGCTAGGGCTGCCACCAAGGCTGCAAAAGCTTCCACTAAGCCTACTCCTACTACTACTACTACTACTACTGCCCCTGCTGTTACTCAGGAAGCTGTGGCAGTGAAGAAACAGTCTTTTAAGTTACCGAAGTTTGAGACTGCTGGGATTGTTTCCAGGAAAGTCTCTTCGGTAA